CTGGCATCATCAACATCGTCTGTGTACCGATTGACAGCCTCAACATCATCAAGAACGTGACAAAGCACATAACCGACAGGCTCCTTGAGCGCAGCTACATGGTAGATGGAGTGAATAGACAAAAATGCGTCATAGGTGTCACTAAGCTCCTCATACTTGCATGTGAACAGGTTATCATAGCGCGAGCCTGCTCTGAGGCCAGGCACTAAAACGGGATCTACACCGTCAAACCTGTGAGGAAGTTTGGAAGGTACACCTTTACATGAGCCAACACCAATGTCTATCACACTGGTAAATGTGTTTGCCATAAACTCGACGAGATCACGCTGAACTCTTCGGTGGAGTTCAACCCTACCCCTCGCTGATGCAGTGATTTGTCTTGATGTTAGTGAAACAGCAGGTGACAGCTGTTTACGAAACTTATTGTAAAGTTGCCAAACCATAGAGGCATCAACAGAGGCATTGTGTGCATTTTCAGGTACTTGGCCAAACTGTTCGGCACAAACGTCTGTTAACCTTCTTCCTGGGTAAAGAGTCTGCATATCAATGAAGCATGGGTTAAGTATCTTGAGAGTACCCACTACTTCACAGTTTGAGCAGACAGGACCACGTTCACTGTCAAAGAAAGGGGCCAAACAACTGCAAGTTGCACAACGCTCTTCTTTCTCTGTGTATATTATTGTGGGATGGAGTGATGTGTACTCCATCTTTGCAGCCCAAGTAAGAAAGACAACTTTAGTAAGCACCACTGAACGCAACTGTGCAACGAAATGCGAGTACATTGCAAGCATTGTTCGTCCAGTTTTGCGGACTGCAGCAACCATGGTTGGTCTGGTTGTGTGCAGCCCACGTTGCCATGAGACCAATTTGTCAGGAACTGGCTCTTCGCCATATCTGCCGTCAGGTTTGTAGTAGAGGTTTGTTGGTTGGCAGTAAATGGAAACAACCTGCTTAGCCGTTTTGTAACCGAGCTGTACTGGGTATGTCATACCTTTGATGACACCACCAACACGGAAACCCTTAACTGCAGATACACCCTCGAAATCGATGGAGATTATGTCACGCTTTAAGACATTGGCTGTTTGTTCAGGTTCCAGAAACACACCACTCGAAAGTGCAAGTGTGTACTGGTCTGCCGCAAGGTGAATGTACGGAATGTACTTACTGTCAAAGACTTCCGTGAGAGCTTCGGAATCAATCGAATCTGGAACACCAACAACTGCAGAAGGACAAACTACTTCCAACTCTTGCATGAAGCTGATAAGATCGTAATGAGGTGCCTTGACTGGGTAAGGTGGCACCAACTGGTCCGACGAAAGAATGATACAGTAATCTTTCGCTCTGCTAATAGCAACATTGATCCTGTTCGGGTTAACCGAAAACGCCGACCTGAGTGAGGTAACAAGCACAAGCACGACATTGTATTCTTTGCCTTGAGTAGAATCAACTGTTCCCACGAACACCGACTCAACAAGTGGCTTAAGAGACGAGTGAGTCCCATCATACATACATATGGCTGCTATGCTCTTACCAGAACAGTATGGCAATATGTGGTTAATGATTAGCTGGGCAGATCTTACTTCGCCCGCATGAGTCTGTGTTTGTGTGCATGCTACAGATGTTGCATGACCAGGGACTGATACTGAAACCAGTCGTGTAGGGCCCAAATAATCAGGAACTGGCCCAACTTGGCATGTGAGCAGACCTTTGTAGAACGTATCCGACACATAGTCAGAAATCTGTTGACACATGCGAAACTGGTCTCGTAACATAACGACACGTTGGTGACCACTGAGGCAGTGGTAGTTGACAATGTTGGCAACCGGTGCTGAATATGGTGAAACTGGAGGTAGTTGCATGTGGTCACCCAGAAACACAACCCTAGCCGGCGAGCAGGCCAAGATAGTAGAGTAGAGGTGAGAGTCTTCACACTTTGAAGACTCATCAACAAGCAGCATGTCAACTGACCTGGTAACACCTGGAAGGTTGGTAGTCAATGTGGTTCCAAGCACCCTTAAAAACCCATGAAGGTACGCTGGTGCATCACACTTAACGCGGTCGGCATGCTCTGTTGGGACATTTCTGAAGACCCCCGAGCGGTGCTTTGCATACAACCGGTTAATTATGTTATCCACTGCATTGTGTGTAGAGGAGGCCACTACGACAGTCCAACCCATCTCAATTGCGGCAAGCAGAATTTTGACCGCAACAAATGTTTTTCCAGTACCTGGAGGACCTTGTATGAATGTTAAATTCTGCGAGAATACTGTTCTAAATGCCTCCATTTGTGAATAATTGAGACCTGGATCTGGTATATCTGGTGGTTGGTTGTAACGAACTGAACCCCAAAGCAAGTCTAGCAAGCCTTGGTTCCTCATGGTGGTTGACATTACTTGTTGGGCCCTTAGCAAAGGACCAGTAATCATGTCAGGTGTTACAACATCACCTACCTTAATGTCCGATGTTTTGTCGACAAAATTGACTTGGAAAGAGCCATCATCGAGGTAATTGAGCTTGATGTCGCATATATA